TGGTAGCGGCAGCGACCCAGTCAAGGGTATTTCAATGTACGACACAGCAAGTGCTGTTCAAATCGACAGTGCAAACCCTGTAACTATCGCCAAGATGAGAGCCCTTCGCAAGGACTTGGGAGCTTGGGGTCTAGAGCCGTCAGAGTTGGTTTATGTAGTTAACACAGAAACATACTACAATCTGTTAGACGACACCACATTCCAGACAATGGACAAGGTCGGTGATCGTGCTACGTTGTTAACTGGTCAGATTGGTAGTATTGGCAACACACCAGTGGTCGTAAGTGGCGAGTTCCCAGCAATCGCTGAAGCAGCCGACGGCGCAAGTACTAACATTGCAGCCTTCTGCTTTGCACCTGCCAACTTCTTGGTAGGCAACCAGCGTGGTCTACGTGTTGACACAGACACACTAACAGAGCGTCAGAGCCGTGTACTAGTGGCTTCACTACGTACTGGTCTAACTCAGCTGACAACTAACCTAGGACCTGCAGTAAGCACCCTACGTTACGTCAACGGAGCGACCTGATATTAATAAAACTGGGGACTTTGGTCCCCGGTTTTTCCAAAGGGCTGTGTCAGTCTTTTGGAAAAACTAAAAGGAGTGTGTAATGGGTGCAAACTTAATAACCTTACAAGAATACAAAGCTTATGAAGGTATCACCAGTACCACCCAAGATGTAGAAATCAATACCATTATTCCAAAAGTTTCAGAATTTGTTAAAAACATCTGCCGTCGTACATTTGTGGACTGGGTTGATGATGCCAAGACTGAGGTACTGAATGGCGGTACTTGTTTGTTATTAGGTGAAGCGCCTATTATAACTATCTCAGGGGTTGAAAAATCAGAGAATTATGGTCAGAGCTATGTGGACTTGGTAGAGTTCACAGACTGGGTACTGGACAGTCAAAATCAGCAGATCTTGCCCATTAACAGAGCTGAGTTTCCCTACTTGATCAACGGCTATCGTGTAACTTACACAGCTGGTTATGAGACCATCCCAGAAGACTTGAAGTTAGCAGTATTGGACTTGGTTACCTACTACATGAAAAATCAAGGTGCCGTACAGAGTCAAATTGCGGTTACCACAGGAAATGCTCAGGTTCAGTATCTCAACCAGAGCAATCTACCAGGGCATATTAAACGGGTCTTAGACCTCTACGTATTGAATTATAACTGATATGAGTATAGCCGAATTTACTGAAGCTTTAAAAGATGAAGCATACAATAAGTGGTTTAAAAATTCAGTAAAAAGTATTTTTATTCAAACAACCAGTGAGTTAAGAGAGTCAGAGCAAAAGCGGCAAAAAACATCTTTTTTAATAACAGAGTCTGATATTGCTAATATAGGATCAAAACTAGCAGGCAGAGCTATTACTCAGCAAGAGATAGAAAAGATTAGGCAAGACTTAATTTCGTCCGTAAAACAACGAAAATCTGTAATTCTTAGAAAAGATAACAGCTTGTTTTTTCCAATTATCGATTTTGATACTGGTATAGGAAATGTACTCAAAAAAGGATTTGACTCAATTCCAAAAGTACAGATAGAAGATAAACAGACTAAAAAATTGCGCGAAGCCCGAGTAACAGATTTCTTTCAAAGAGGCCACGTATTTTCTATAGCAACAAATGTAGCCGAACAGACCAGAAGAAATCTGTTATCTAGTAATGCTTCTCAAGTAGTGAAGGATAGATTTATTCCTATACTGGGTGCAATAATAGATCAATTACGTAAAGACGACCTAGCCAGCTCTAATCTCAAATCGCTTGATGTTGACATATACGCCAAATACTCAAAAAATCCATACAAGTATGTAGTGGAAATGCAGCCTGAAGAAGTAAACAGAGCTTCCGGAATTGCCTCAGCACCTGTTACTAATGCGTTACGCAGATACTTTGATCCTAAAAATTATGTACAAATTGCAAAGTTTTTTAGAACCAGAGCAAATGATGACAGTTTTATTCAAAAGTTAATATCTTCAAAAGGCTCTCCTAGCTATTTAAATTTGGTACGTAATACTTTACTTGAAGCATTAGACCCTAAAAGACGGCCAACAAAATCTGAGTTCTCAGTACCTAGAAGCAAAATATCTCGGGAAAGTATAAAGATAGATAACAAAAAGTTTAGTTCTAGTGCAAAAAATACTATTGCAAAGATAACTAAACTCAAAAACAATCTGAAAAAAGCGGCCGACTTAGCAGAAAAGTCAAGAATGCTGCAGCTGCAGCAGGGTACTACTAATCTAGCTTCACTCATGACGTTGATCAACAGCGACTTACACGATCAAATCAAACGCAACATGGGCACCGGAAATCGCAGAGATGTATTGAATTACCAAACGGGCCGATTTGCTAGTTCAGCAAAGGTTGAGAGATTGAGCGAAAGTCGTCAAGGCATGATAACAGCCTTCTACAGCTACATGAAAAACCCATACGCAACCTTCTCGCAAGGCGGTCGTCAACAGAACCCGCGCTCACGCGATCCCAAACTTCTAATCTCCAAAAGTATCCGCGAACTTGCAGGTGCTCAAGTAGCCAACCGTATGAGGGCCGTCAATGTCTAAGAGAACTTCAATAGTAAAAGCCCTGTGTGAGAAGTTGAAAACCATAAACGGAACGGGCCCCTACAAGACAAATCTTAATGATTGCGCATACCCCAAACTGGTATTCTGGGACGAGACGAACAACTTTCCGTCTGTGTACGTAACCCCCGGAAGTGAGATGAGAGAATACCTTCCCAGCGATTTTACTTGGGGATACTTGGGGATTGCAATCAAACTGTACTGCAAAGGCGACGATAGCCAAGAACAGTTGGAAGCTCTATTAGAAGATGTAGAGCTCTGCGTGGACAGCAACCGAGTATTGGTTTATGACGAAGCTGCCGGACTTGAAACCACAGAGATCTTGATAACCAGCATAACCACAGACGAGGGTTTGCTTGCTCCGTACGCAGTCGGAGAAATAAATCTACAAGTCCGGTACCAGGTCATGTAGAACAATACCCCAGGCCAACGCAGATAATGATCTAGCAAGGCCACACGGTATATCACCATAAAGGAATTGCCATGGCATTAAATTTAGTACGTAATAGCCGAGTCTTCTTTACCACAAGTCTTAGTACTGACGGTTCAGGAACAATAGACAAGGCTGGTATAGACACCACTAATACTTTTGAGATTCAGGTATTGGATGGATTTACATTTTCTCAAAACACAACCCAAGAAACCGTTACTTTAAACGAAGCAGGTGCTACACCTAGTCGTGGTCAAAGAAGTTTTGCAACTTCACTAGATCCAGTAGACTTTTCTTTTAGTACCTACATTCGTCCCAAGTTAAATGACAATGCTACTGCAGGCAATCTTTCTGATGAGTTTGTAACCTGCGAAGAAGAAGTGTTGTGGAACGCTTTTGCTGGTGTAGCAGCCATCGGCCAGCCCAATGCAGCTTGGGTTCGCACTTCTGGTCTAGCAGCTAATGCGGTATCTACTCTATCATTTACCAACAGTAATGCTCACCAATTGCAGAAGTTTGCAATGATGATGATGGTTGACACAGCTCTGTTTACCATTGAAAACTGTGCTCTAGATCAGGCCACCATCGACTTTGGTCTAGACGGTATTGCTACTATTGCTTGGACTGGCAAGGGTACAAAATTAACCGTTTTCGAACAGACTACAATGAATGGCAGTCAGTTTGTCAATATTGGCACTCCTGGTACTCCTGATGGATTTGCCGGAAGAAGTGCAAAAGCCAAGGTAACAGATGCCAAGTATTTAGCCAATAAACTGAGTACTCTAACAATGGTTAAAGGTGTTGATGGTAGCGGTACTACATCGCACACTATTCCCATTACTGGTGGCAGCATTACATTTGCCAACAACCACACATACTTAACTCCTGCAAACTTGGGCATTGTAAATCAGCCTTGCACCTACTTTACAGGCGTCAGAGCAATCAGTGGCAATGTTACAGCATATCTCAGAACTAATGATACCAATAGCAGTTCTGATATTTTGAGAGACATTTTAGCAGGCTCTACTACCAGTCAGGCTCAAGCCTATGAACTCACTCTGAATATTGGTGGAAGTAATTCAGCTACTCACAGAGTGGAAATAAATGTTCCAGCAGCAGTATTATCAGTACCTACTGTCAATGCAGAACAAGTAGTATCTACTTCAATTGACTTTGTAGCTCACGGCTACAATGGCACTGCATACGATATTACTGCAACAAACGAAGCTACTATTAAGTACTACGCTACCAGCTGATTTTAAACCCCGGCCGGGAAGTGTTTCCCGGCCAATTAACTAGAAGGTAAAGATGTCAATTACTAGTATTAAAACTCTTATTGTACCAAACAAGACAGTGGAAACTGAGTTTCCTGGCTTGATGGGCTTTAAAATCAAACTGTGTTTTTTGAGTCGTGAGACACTGACCAGTATCCGCAAGAAGAGCACCAAAACTGTGTTCAAAAATCGTCAGACAACAGAAGATTTTGACGAAGACGTGTTCCTACAATTGTACGTTCAAAACACAATCAAGGGCTGGACTGGCCTAACACTGGCACACTTGTCAACGCTTCTTCCCATTGAGTTGGGCGACCAAGATCCCCAAACTCTGGTGGACTTCTCTGATGAGAACGCATTGAGTTTGATGAAGAACAGCTCAAACTTTGATAGTTTTATTACCGAACAGGTCACAGATCTGGGAAACTTTTAACTGACCAGAACCACATCATTTCTAACTCCATAAAGAGTTACTTTCAAAACTCCAGTATTGGCATGACAAAAGCTCAATACTATGAAATGTGCGAAATGATGGGCCACGAACCTGTAGATGAAGACGTTCCAGTAGAGGTAGGCGACTTTCCACTAGAAGTACAAACTGCATTTGAAGTGTATCAAGTGTTGCAAGACTGTTGGGAGGGTATGAGTGGAACCTACATGGGAAAAAGTTTGACTGGTCTCAGAGACGTATTTGACATATTTGAAATCGAAAATCAAGACAGAAAAACTGTGTTAGAGCTCATCAACCTTATTGATCGCGAAAGAATGGCAACCTATGAGGCCAAGCGCAAACAAGAAGAGAGCCTGAAATCGAAAAAAAGCCCACCTTAATGGTGGGCTTTTTGTTTTTTGGTTTGACAGCCACTTGCCTACATGGTATAATTAGAGCTACTTAACGGGTCACCTATTTTTTCGTGGTCCTCAGGGAGAGACTATGGCAGATGTAAAAATTGATATGATGTTGGTCGACCAAGGCAACTCGGTCAAAAAGAAAACAGGCGACGTAAAAGAACTCAATGGTGAACTGACTAAAAGCCAGAAACTGGCTCGTAGTGCTTTTAGCGGCAGTACTGGCACAGCTGTGCCTGGTCAACAAATGGAAGACTATAATCGCGGCAGGGGGGCCATAGGTACTGGCGCTGCAGGTCGCGATTTTGCTAACCAAGCCCAAGGGCTTGGTGGTTTGGTTCGCGTGTACGCCACATTTGCAGCCAACCTGTTTGCAGTTAGCGCGGCTTTTAATGCCCTAAAGAATGCAGCAGATACTACAAACCTGATCAAGGGTCTTGAGCAGTTAGGAACTGCCAGTGGTGTCAACTTGCCCAAAGTAGCAAAAGATTTGGAAGCTGCTAGCGGCGGAGCAGTATCTTTACGAGATGCTATGACAGCTACAGCTCAGGCAAGCAGTGCAGGCATGAGTGGTGAAAATATCAAGCGTATGGGCGACGTAGCCCGCAATGCCTCCCAAGCACTAGGTGTAGACATGAGCAATGCTCTTGACCGACTATCTCGTGGTATTACAAAACTAGAACCAGAATTGTTGGACGAAATTGGTATTTTTACCAGAACAGAACAAGCTTCTCAAGACTATGCTCGTCAATTGGGCAAAACTGTTAGTTCACTTACCAGTTTTGAAAAACGCCAAGCATTCGCCAACGCAGTGTTGGCAGAGGGCGAACAGAAGTTTAGTGCTATTGCCTTGGAAACCAATCCGTACAACAAACTGTTGGCCAGCTTGAAAAATGTATCCCAACAAGGCCTGGAATTGGTAAATAAAGTACTTGGCCCAATAACAGACTTCTTATCAAAGAGTCCTATGGCCTTGGCAGCAGTTTTAGCTCTGATAGCTACTACACTATTAAAACAAGCCATTCCAGCATTGACGCAGTGGAGAACCGAACTTGAAGATAACGTGGAACGTACAAGTGGTTTAGCCCAACAAAACTTGGAATTATTCCGAAACTACCAACAAGATATTTCTCGTGAAGTTTCTAAAAACATAAGTCAAACTGTGCGCGACCAAGCAGACTTGGCTCGCGATTCTTGGCAAACAGTGGGTGCAGAGCTTCGCAAAGGTGCTTTAAGCGGTGCCGCCGACTTAAAGGCACTATTAAAAAGAGACTTAGACAGCGTAACACAAGATGACTTAACAAGACTAGATAAAAGAAGAGAACAACTGGAGCGCTGGGCTCAGCGAGGCACTGCAGGGTCCCCCAGCCAACTAGCTGCACAGGCCCGACTACAAGAATTCCAAAGAATAGAACCAGAAATCAGAAAAGCAATACAATCTCAGTTAGATTATAACAAAGCCATAGAAGCTGTTACGCCTAGAAATCTAACCATACATGGTCAGTTGTTACAAAGAATTGCTACTGATGCAGAAAATGCTGAGAAGAAAATGAGATTGTTGGCAAATGCAGCAGACAATGCAGCGTTTAGCGGACCTATTAGTGCAATGAGAAGTATGCACGGCGCAATACAGCGACTTGCACCTTCTATAGGACTGGCATCTACAGCAATGTTATACTTGAGAGGTACCGTAACTGTTACAGCAGTAGCAATCGGAACTCTTACCACTGCAATGGGAAACCTGTTAGGTACTATTGGTATAATAGCTGGCGTAGGAATGTTGTTGAGCACAGTGTTGAGCGAAAATGCCGACGAGGCTGCTAAAGCTTCCCAAAGTCTGGATGCCTTAAAAAGCAGCGGAGATAATCTAGACAGAGTACTGGAGAGTATTAGCAAAAAGACACCATTAGAAAAACTATCTGCTGAAAATCTTTCTGCTACTGGTACTGCAATGGCCGACCTAACAGATAGTATAAATAAATATATAAAAGATTTAGACGCGAGTGTTGCCGCCAGAGGATGGTTTGATAGCTTTACAAATTGGTTGTCAATAGGCTTAGGAAAAAGTGACGAACAAGTTTTAGCTAGAAGTTTGAGCAAACAATTAGAAAAAATACTAAAGGCAGCCTCAACCTCTATAGATGCAGCCGATATTAGAAAAGATTTAATATCTTCACTAGGCTTAGAACAAGATGCTTCAGATAAAACAATTATTTCCAGCTTTATAGAAAACTATAAAACATCAGGACAAGAATTAGATCGAATAGTTAATAAGTTTGCAAATAGTGCCAGAGGTAGCAAAGCATTTAGTGACAATCTGAAAGAATTAACTAAAACATTTACCGATTTAAAGAACGAGATAATTCCAAAAGGAAAATTGATAGATTCGATCTCACAAAGTACAGCAGCATTTAGTGATTTAATAAAAATGTTTGATGGTCCGGCTACAACAAGCTTGGCTAATATGAATAGTTTATTGAATAATACACAAGCATTAAGTATCCTACCAGAAAATGCCAGAGCAGAATTAATAGCTATATCACCAGTAATAGATGATTTATCGAATAAAATGGCCGCTAATCAACAAGCCATATCTAATTCTAGCGTAGCCTTAATGGAATATCAAAAAGAGTTGGCAGATTTAGCTCTAAGAGAAGAAAAAATTAAAGAACAAGGTAAAACTCCCGGTCTAGCTATTGCAAAAAGAAAATCTGAAGTAGAAAGCCAAGCCAATATTATAAAAGATGCAATCAGAGACGCAAATAGAGCTATTACTAAAGACAGTAATGTAATAGAAGGCTACAAGGAAACATTTAAAAGAGCCTTGAGCTATGGAATAGATGCAAATGCAAAAGTACTAGAAACACTGTTTGCTACAAGTATTACAAAAGCCAGAATACAAACAGAACAAACAGCATTAAGTAAGTTACCACAAACAGAAGCTGTAATAGATAGACAATCAGAACTACAAAAAAGACAGCTAGACTTAGATGCAAAAAGCCAAGTAGTTCAAAATAGATTAGTTATTGCTAATGAAAAAACAGCCAATGAATTAGCACTTTTAAGGAATGAATTAGCAATTAACAGAGCCAATGAGATACAAAGACTGGCTATGTCGGGCGTGAGCCTGACGCCTCAACAAATAGAGCAATTTTCTGCTTCAGGAGGCGAACTGTATAGATTAGGCCAAGAAAGAGCAGAAATGCTGTCTAAAGGCAAGGCTTTAGACTTAATAGCACAAGGTAGAGGAACACAGAAGGCCATTGCAGCTACCGGTGTAAATCCTCAAGAAGCTCAGTCTTTAAGAATGCTTAGTCAAGGAATGACTGCACCTTTGCAAATAGCTGCAGAAGGAAAAAAATTAATAGATTTAGAAAACAATCTTGCAAAAATTAATCTAGGGTTCTCAAGAGCCAGCTTTACACTTAATTCTAGAATTGCAGATATCGATATAGATTTACAAAGATTAGAAAACCTACCAGAAGGCCTACGTCAAAGCTCTTTAGATATAATACAAGCATTAAAACAAGAGAAAATAGATCTAACTACTCAGCTGCAAGGACTTGAACCACAGCGCGCCGGAGCACTAGCTACAGAGGCCGCAGGTTTTACACAGTTAACTCAAGCTCAAAGACAGGGAGCGGTAGCCGAAGCTACAAAAGGGTTAGACTTAATAAATAGACAGGGCGCAGCACAGAAAAATATAGTATCTGTACAAGAACAGCAAAGACAAGAACTAGAGCGTATTAATAATTTATACGAGTTACAAAGTATTGAGTTAAAATCTCAAGAAGATCTTAGAAGTTTAACTTCTTCTGCTCTACAAGACTCGTTAAATCATGAACAACAATTACTAGATATACAAAAACAGAGATCACAAATATCAGCCGATGAGTACAATAAAAAATCACGCGAAATATCACTGAGAAGAATAGAACTAGATTATGAAAATCAAATAAAAAATATCAGAGCAGAACGTGATCGCAGATCTTTAGATCTTGCAAAAAAGTATGAGCAAGCCGGCGGTACCGATGGGATATTTATGGATTCTGATACCGGTGAAAGACTAAAAAGAGAGTCCGAGAGTATGGGTGCTTGGTACGCTGCAGCTCTAAAGAGTGCAGCTGATGCCAAGAACAGAGCTTTAGAACTAGATGGTGCTATGGAGTTTTTAACCGATAGGCAATTAGCATACGCAGATGTATTTAAAAGCACTTTTGACAAGATGGCCGACGCCATAGTTCAATTTGCTCAAACTGGCAAATTGAACTTCAAAGACCTGATTAACTCAATGTTAGCAGACCTGCTTCGTTATGAACTTCGGTTGCAAATGATGGCTATGTATCAAAGCATGCGGCCTGGGTTGATGAACTTAATTCCTAGTCTATTTGGTGCTAGCGGCTTTAGTGGTAGCAGTATAGGATTTGGTATTCCTTCAGGAGCAGCTATGGCAATGGGCGGCGCTTTTGACGACGGCGTACGTAAGTATGCCAAAGGCGGAACCTTCACCAACTCCATCGTCAGCCAACCTACCCTATTCCGTTTCGCCAAGGGCACCGGTATGATGGGTGAAGCCGGCCCTGAGGCGATCATGCCTCTCAAACGGGACAGTAGTGGCAACTTGGGTGTACGCGGAGGTGGAGGGTCAGTAGAGGTGGTTGTCAACAACTATACTACAGCCCCGGCCGAAGCTCGTGAAACTACAGACAGTCGCGGCAACCGCCGTATTGAAGTGGTTGTAGGCGACATGACTGCTGGCGAGGTAACACGCGGTGGCAGCTCAACAAGTCGTGCTATTACAAACACCTTTGGCATGAAACCACAATTGATAAGGAGATAAACTATGGCATATACCATAACCTGGCCAACAACCCTGCCACAGGTACCTCAAAAGGGGTAT